TATTCCTGTATTCCATGTACCCCAACTAAGAGCAACGGAAACAGAACTAGAACCCTGCCACATCATGCTCCAGAAAAATGGGAATTATTTAAAGAATACTGTATACAAGACGTAGTTACTGAAATGGAGATAGGTAGAAGATTAAGTGCATTTCCTGTCCCTGATAGAGAATGGAAGCTTTGGGTGTTAGATACATTCATGAATGCATACGGAGTAAGAGTTGATAGTGAGTTAGTGAATGGTGCTCTGTATATAGACGCATTATCCAGGGCTAATTTACTAGAAGAAGCAAGAGAGATAACAAAGTTAGACAATCCCAATTCTACAAGTCAGTTACTAAATTGGTTAGAAGAAGCGGGAGAAGAAGTTGAGAATTTACAAAAAGCTACTGTTGAAAAAATGGTAGATGCTTTAGAAGATGGTAAAGCAAAAAGAGTTTTAGAGATAAGACGAGAACTTTCTAAGACATCTGTTAAGAAGTATAAAGCTATGGACGAAGCCATGTGCAAAGATGAGAGAGTAAGAGGGCTTTTACAATTTTATGGAGCTAACAGGACAGGAAGATATGCTGGAAGATTAGTCCAAGTTCAGAACCTGCCTCGTAACTATATAGAAACTTTAGATGTAGCTAGAGATGTTATTAAAAAAGGTGATGGCGAACTTTTAGAAATGCTTTATGGAAATATACCTGATACCTTATCTCAGTTAATAAGAACAGCATTTATCCCCTCTGAAGGTAATCACTTTGTGGTATCAGACTTCTCAGCAATAGAGGCAAGAGTTATAGCGTGGCTTGCTGGAGAAGAGTGGAGAATGGAAGTGTTTAAGACCCACGGAAAAATTTATGAAGCATCTGCATCTCAAATGTTTGGAGTGCCTATCAATACGATAGTAAAAGGTAAAGAAAACTATCACCTTAGAGCCAAAGGAAAAGTCGCAGAACTTGCACTAGGATACCAAGGTAGTGTTGGAGCTTTAACTGCTATGGGTGCAGCTGATATGGGACTGACAGATGAAGAAATGAAAGACATTGTTGATAGATGGAGAAAATCATCTAAAAGAATTGTGGAGCTATGGTATGCATTAGAGAATGCCTCTGTTGAAGTATTAGAGACAGGAGAACCTCAAATGGTTAAGTGTGTAAAATTAGCTAAAGAGTATGATTTTATTTATGGTCAAGACTTTTTTACAATAGAATTGCCAAGTGGTAGAAAACTTTTCTATCCAAAGCCATTCTTAAAAGAAAATCAATTTGGGCAAATGCAGATGCATTACATGGGTACTAATCAAACATCTAAGAAGTGGGAAGTTATCCCGACTTATGGTGGTAAATTAACAGAAAATATTGTACAAGCTATCGCAAGAGACTGCTTAGCAGAAACATTGTTAAGAGTAAAAGATAAAGGTTGGCCAATAGTGTTCCACGTGCATGACGAGATAATACTAGATGTTCCAAAATCTGTGGAGTTAAAAGAAGTTATAAAAACTATGACAGAAGAAATTAGTTGGGCAAAAGGATTAATATTAAATGCCGCTGGATTTACTGGTAGCTATTATATGAAAGATTAGGAGGAAATTATGCATATAGGTAGAAAAATAAAAAAATTTAGAGATGAAAATAAAATATCACAAACAGAATTTGCTACAAAAATAGGAGTTACACAAGCCTTTTTATCACATTTAGAAAATGGAAGACTTAATATAGAGAGTCCTACTCTCGAAAAGAAAATACTAGTCGCTATTGGAGAAACTCCAGGTGGGGATTTAAAAAAGGATTTTGAAAAGAATGTAGAGCTTGCTAGTGATAATGTTCACTCACCAAAGCATTACATGATACCAGGTTGTAATTTTGAATGTAAGGATCTATCTGACGCAATTGTCAGAAACATGCCTAACCCTTTAGGGACTA